TATATTAATCAGGGCTGTAGATATTTCTATATTAAGGATGATATTGTGAAGCATAGAGTGGTGCCCGTCTATCCTAATGGTCAAGGCACTTGGATTGAGTCAGGAACAATAGTAGCAAATACTTGCCCATAATGGAACAGAACTTAAAAGAAATATTAGCTAGAGCCTATTCGGACACTGCGTTTGCAGGTAAGCTATTCTTTCCCGAAAGGTTCTTTAGAGACTTTACTTCTCTTCATCAGCAGATCTTTGATATTGTAGATAAAAGACCTGGAGATCCAGGCTACAAACCAAAGAAGATGATTATTGTGCCTCGTGGTCTTGGTAAGACTTCTATATCTAACCTTTTAATTCCCGCTAAAAAAGCCTTGTTTCAAGAGGCAAGGTATATTGTTCCTGTATCAGCTAGTGCTACATTAGCTGAGCAGCAGTCTGAGAACTTAAAAATGAAGCTTCTTAATAATCCTAAGATCAATAAGATGTATGGTGATCTTAAGACTAATAGGATTAATAAGCAGCAGTGGGTTATCAATGTAGGTGGGTCTGAAGAAGCTGAAGGACATAAGGTCTGTATCATGCCTCGAGGTGCGGGTCAGCAGATTCGTGGTCTGTTATATGATGATTATCGACCTGACTTATTTATTGTGGATGATCTTGAGGATCCTGACAATCTTGATTCCGAGGAACAAAGAGCTAAGAAAAAGAAATGGTTCCATAGTGATTTATTGCAAGCAGTTGATAACTATGCTCCTCTAGGTTCATGGGAGGTTGTGATGGTAGGTACTATACTTCACCAAGATAGTCTACTGAATAATCTAAGGCACAGTGATGATTGGGATGTGATTGAGCTTGCGATATGTGATGAAAACTTAAAGAGTAATATACCTGAATGGGTATCAGACGAATGGGTTCTTGAGAAATATAATGAAATGAAGGATGCAGGGGAGGTTGATTCCTTCTATCGTGAGTACATGAACAGAGCCTCTGCTGGCGGTAAGGATTCAGCATTTCAAGCAGAGTACTTTCAGTATTATAACCCAAGAAAAAGACCACTTAAGAATAGCGCAGACCTTGAGAATATTATACTTGTTGACCCTGCTCGTACAGCCAAAATGACAAGTGCTGATAGTGCTATTGTAGGATTGGCTATTGATTTGTCTAGCAATACGATATATGTTCGTGATATTATTAGTGATAAACTACATCAAGATCAACTGTATGATGAGATCTTTAAAATGGCTAATCGTATAGGAGCTAGAGCTCTTGGTATTGAGGTTACAGGACTTCATGAGTTTATTACCTACCCTATTAAAAATGAAATGGCAAGACGTGGGGTTACGATGGACTTTATAGAACTTCACGCTAGAGGCGGTAAAAATGAAAAAGGTAAGGTACAGCGTGTATCTAAACTTATACCGTTTTATAGACAAGGACTGATATACCATAATCCTTCCTGCTGTCATGCACTTGAGGCTCAACTTATGTCATTCCCTCGAGCAAAGAATTGGGATATTATGGATGCCCTTTCGTACGCAATAGAGTTGCTTGAAAAGGGTGAAAGGTATATGTATCATAAACTGTATAATGGTTATGGTGCTTATGAAGATATTGAGTCTGAGTATGATGAAGTCAGTGAAAATGAAGCACCATTACAGAACTTTAGAGCTCTTGACTTTGAATCCTTTCGGTAATCCCCGTTCGAATTTCGACCATTACGAATTGGTAATTGTTAGTAATAATCTATAATAAAAATATACATTGCTTCTCAATAGAAATATTAATAGACTGCGTGTAAATAAACACAATATATGCCTGCAATAATAGACCCAAATAGCTCGAACTCACAACAGATGGAAGGACTCGGTTCTGTTGAGTATGAATACGACTACCCAAGTGGCCTTGATTTAAGTCCGGGTTCTGATACTCACAAGAATATTGTTTCAAGGGTTATGACTCGTGCTAGAGAATCTAGGCGTATTATGTCTAGACGACATGAAGAGTGGCGAGGTATAGACAGGAACCTGAGGATGTACGTTCCACCTGAAATGCTTGACGATAGTTCAAGTGGTGTCTATAGCCCGAAGATTATCATGCCTCATATGTATGCTACCTTAGAAACATTGCTTACATATATGAATGCCGCCTTTCTTCAAGATCCTATTATCAAATATGAAGGAGTAGGTCCTGAGGATCAGTTGGGCGGAGAGCTAATGACTCATCTTAATCAAAAGCATTCGCACAAGTTTGGTCACGGCCTTGCGTTGCATACCATGTGGAGAGATAGTTTCGCCTATGGTGTCGGAGCTATTACTCCAGTATGGGAACGCGAGATGGGCTATAAGACTGTTATGGAAGAAGTTGGGTACCTGAATTGGGTATCACGACAGTTTCTAAAAACAGGCGAGCAGAGAGCTCGAGGTGAATGGGAGCTATTATATGAAGGGAATAAGTTGGTGAATATTGACCCTTACAGATTGCTACCCGACCCTAATACAAGTGCTCATGAAATACAAGAAGGTGAGTTCTTTGGTTTTATTGATAGAGGCAACACCTATGAGTATTTAAAAAGGGAACGTAACAATAACGACCATATCTTCAATGCTAAGTACTTAAAGCACTTTAAGCCTACAAGTAGCATAGATGTTGAGGACGGCAAGACGCGAGGTAGACACGACAGAGATGAATATATCAGTACTAACAATCCCTGTGACGTTATCTGGATGTACTGCGAGATTATCCCTAGTGAGTGGGGTCTTGGTAGTAGTCAGTATCCGGAGAAATGGTTCTTTGGAGTAGCTGGAGATCAGGTACTTATAACAGCAATGCCCCTAGGAATGCACCACAATATGTTTCCGGCAGTGGTAGCAGCTCCTGATTATGATGGTTATTCTCTTGACCCTCCGAGTAGGTTAGGTCTTGTGCAGGATGTGCAGACTGTTATGAACTTTTTATATAGTTCTCACTTGCAGAACATTATGAAGGTTATCAACGATATGTTTGTAGTTGATCCTTCACTTGTAAATATTGAGGATTTGTCAGATCCTAAGCCTGGTAAATTGATTCGCATGAGGCGAAAGGCTTGGGGACGAGGTGGCGTAAAAGATGCTGTGTCTCAGCTCGATGTCAGGGACGTGACTCAAAACCATGTCGCTGATACCACCTTTCTAGACAATTTGATGAAGCAATCATCTGGTGCTAACGATCCTGTTCAGGGCAATATCGGAAGGCGCACAAGTCGCATCAGTGCCTCGGAAATTCAGGGCGCTCGTGGCTCGTCACTCAGCAGGCTTGAAAAGACTGCAAGGACTATAAGCATGCAAGCTATGCAACCACTTGGCAGGATGCTTGCATCCAACATACAACAGTTTATGGAACAAGAAACTTTTGTAAAGGCTACAGGTGAATGGGCTCAAGTACTTCAAGATAAGTATAGTGCTCAAGTTGAAAGTGATCGTATATCTATAAGTCCAAGACAGATGATTGTAGACTACGATATTACTCCTCATGATGGTACTATTCCAGGTTCTGAAGATGTAGGTACTTGGGTTCAGTTATTTCAAATAATGAGTCAAAATCCTGAAGTAGGACAGAATTTTAATGTGGTAAAAACCTTTCAACATATAGCTCATCAAATGGGAGCTAAGAATCTTGAAAAGTTTGTGAGGCAAGACAGTGAACCGATACAGGTTCAACCTGATGAAGATGTACAGGAACAAGTTCAACGAGGAAATCTTGTAGCAGTATGAAAATAAAATACTTTGGTCACCCAGATGATAAACCCTTAAACTCTTCTCTCAATGATATGAAGGCGTTTAAGAAGCATGTAGCTTGGAGTGATATTGTAAATTGGATAGATGAGCGTTCTGAGTATCTCAGAGATAAGCTCATGGTTGCTGACAATATGGAAGAAGTCAGAGCTGCGCAGGAAGGAATTAAACAACTCCAAGACTTAAAAGAAATCCCCGATCTAATGATTGAGGAGTTAAACTCAATAGAACAAGAAAAAAGAAAGGAACAGAAAGATGAACGATAATCAAAAAAGTCAAATACAAAGTATGCTTGAGAATCCTGAGCAAACAGCTGAAACTCTGAATGATCAGTTCTCAAAAAAGAATCCCCCTGCCGGTGAAGGTGGTGGAAAGAATCCTACTCCTCCTGTAAATGAGAAGGTAGAAGGTGAGGAAGAGCAAGAAGATACTCGTACAGAAGTGCAGAAGTTACAAGCACAACTAAATGAGATGTCTCGTGAATTGGCTGACGCAAAGAAAGCGACTAGTGCAAAAGAAGAGGAAGAAGAGGAAGAACAACCTCAAAACATTTCCTTCCTCAGTGATGAAGAACTTGAAGGAATTAACGAAGACCCTAGTAAGTGGAATGACGTACTGAAGAAGGTCTACGCAAAAGCTCGTGAAGATACACTGCGCGATATCCCGTCAATCGTACAGAAGACTACCTCACGCCAACTGTCCCTGCAGGATAAGGTAAGGAATTTCTACCAAGAGAATCCCGACCTGTCCGGCAATAAGGACTTTGTAGGTTTCATTGCCTCAGAGCTTGAGTCTAAAAATCCTGATAAGGATATAGACTGGATCTTTAACGAATCAGCTAAGGTAGCCCGAGAGCGTCTTGGTATTCGTGAGGAGGCAGAGGAGACTGAAAAGAACAGACGTAATAATAGCAATAACGGAAATAAACCCGCTTTTGCTCGGAAGCCTAGAGGCGATCGAGGTCAAGAGCAAGACAACCGAACTGATACGCAAAAAGAGATTGATGCGGTCATAGATCTATAATGTTAATTTAATAGGAGTCAATTATGGCGTTTCTAGGAATGAGAGGTACAGGCGATTGGACTACCAACCAACGCCCTGAGAACTGGCGGGAGACGATTTTATATCTTTATCCCAATGGTAATATGCCTTTGGTAGGAATACAAAGTATGATGGGGTCTGAGTCTACGGACGATCCTCATTATCACTGGTTTACAAAAGCCCTTGCAACACAGGGCGGAGCAGCAGCAGGTGTCTTTACTGATGCCGGTCTGACAACTCCGTATAGTGGAGATAATCAAGCAGCAGGGAGTCTTGTCTATGTGCAAGCAGCTGAAGATATTATCTCCGAATTTAAGGTTAATCATACAGCCAAACTTCGACAGGAAACAGATCACCGTGTAGATACTATGAGTGTTGTTACTGATCGAGCTCTTGTTGGTGCGTCTTCTTATATCAAGGTCAAGTTGCTCGAAAATACTTCAGCTAC